AAAAACAATGGCGATTACAAAACGTACAGAACAAGATAAAATTGAAGTACTTGGCGAGTTCAAATACATTCAAGTGAGAACTGCTACTATTATTGAAGAAGATGGTGTAGAAATTTCAAGAAGTTTCCACAGACATACTATTGCACCAGACTCAGATTCATCTAAGGAAAGTGCAGACGTAAAAGCAATGGTTGCACAGTTTCATACTGATAAGGTAAAGGCTGCATATGCAGCTAGTGATTCCTCAATTAAAGAAGATTAGGAAATTAACAGATGGCATTAAGTAAAATACAAGGAATTGCGGGACAGGTTACGCCAAACCTTGGTCGTAGAAATATGCTCATTAATGGTGATTTCCAAGTTTGGCAAAGAGGAACTTCTGGAACTGTCAACTCATACACTTGTGATAGGTGGTATGGTTGGGGATACCAACAAGCATTATCTCGTCAACTAGCAGATGGTACAACAGAAAACAACGGAAGATTTTCACTAAGAGTTCAACATAATGACGGAACAGCAAATCAATTTAGTTCGATTGCACAAACTCTTGAGACAAGTGATGCTGCTAAAGCAAGAGGAAAGAAATTAACATTCTCTATTGATGTTAAAAAGGGTTCTGCATTTACTGGTAACTTGACATTACAGATTGTAACAAGAACAGATGCAGAGGGTACTATTAATACTGGTACAAGACAAGTTCTGGTAACAGAAGATATCACCAGTTCTCTTACTACAAGTATGCAAAGATTTACTTGTACTACAACTAGTGCAGTTTCGCAAAGTGCAAAGGTTGTTGGTGTAAATGTTAATCATACTGGAACAACTGGAACAAACGCAAATAACTACTTCCAAGTAGAACGTGCTCAATTAGAAATTGGTGAAGAAGATACAGATTTTGAACACCGATCATACGCAGAAGAACTTTCGGCTTGTCAGAGGTACTTTGAGCGTCAACATTACCCTGCTAACGATCAAGTGTGTGTTTCAATGAAATGGTCTGGGTACGGATACATGGGTCACATTACCTGTATGGAAGTCAAAAGAACAGAACCGACTGTAAGTTCTACTGGGATAGTTAAGCACATGGGGCAGGCGTCCTTCTCTAACACTGTCTCACCAACATGGCAGTATATGACTCCCCAAGGTGTTGGGATATATTCAACTCCAACTAGCGGGCCAACAGGTGACGCTGTTCTCATTTTGAGTGAGGGATTTACTGTCAACATAGATGCGGAGATATAAAATGCAAAAGATTGAAATTAAAAACGCAAAATACATAAAAGACGTAGACACTGATAAAAATAGTAGCATAGAAGCAACATTTCAAGGTGAAAAGGTTTTTGTTCCTCTTGATGAGAGTAATAGGCACTACGCAGAGATTCTAAAGCAAGTTGAAGCAAAAACTTTAACTATTGCAGATGCAGACTAAATAGTATGAACGAGATTAGGAAAATATAATATGCCATTCATAGGACAACAACCATTAACAGGTGCGTATTCTAAGTTGGATTCAATTACAACTTCAGCAACTGCAACCTATAATTTACAATTAGGTGGTTCTGCTTATTCGCCTGCTTCTGCGAACCATCTTTTGGTTTCGCTGAATGGTGTTATGCAGGCTCCACAAGATTCATTCACAGTTAGTGGTTCTACAATCACATTCGCTTCTGCTCTAACAAGTTCTGATAACATCGACTTCATCATGGCGATGGGTGATGTTCTTAATATTGGAACTCCAAGTGACGGAACGGTTACTGCTGGAAAGATTGCCAGTGGTGCAGTGACAAGTGCAAAGATTGGTGCATCTCAAGTTACTGATGCAAAGATTGCTTCTGGTATTAGTTCATCAAAACTTACTGGTGCATTGCCTGCCCTAGATGGTTCTGCATTGACAGGAACTACTCCAGCTATTGTTGCTGGAGATGTTGTACAACAAGTTCATACAAGTGTCCAAAACTATCCTCATCCAAGTAATACTGGTGGTCACATTGCTTCAGATGGTAATGGTGCTATCACAGAAACAACTGCTTATTCAAGTGGTTCACTAACTCCTCTTATTCAACTAGGAATTACTAAAAAAATAACAAATTCAAAACTGATAGTAAATCTAACTGGTAGATTTAATATATCTACTGGATATAGGTCACAGATTGCTTTGTATGATTCATATACTTCTGGACAAGCACAAAATACTGATAATTCTATAGGATACCATCACTATGGTTTATATAACAATACTGGTGGTGACTATTATAATCCTGGCTCATATGAATATGCTATCACTGGATTAAGTGCTGGGGCAACAAAAACATATTATTGGTTTGGTGGGTCAATCGGCGTTGGCACACAAAAATATTGGGGTTTGACTATGACAATTACGGAGATTGCGACATGATGTTACCTATTGATAAAGCAGATGCAATTTTAGCATTGCGTCCTAATGCACAATTTAGATTACAGGGTGATGTTTTAACTTGGACAGACCCAAAACTGACTAAACCAACTGATAAAGAAATTAAAGAAAAGTATGATGAACTAGTTGCTGCTCAACCACTTAATGAATTAAGAATGGTTAGAAATATTAAACTGACAGAAACAGATTGGGTTGTCACTATGCACAAAGAACTAGGAACAAACATTCCTACTGCATGGAAAACATACAGACAAGCATTAAGAGATATAACAGATAGTGCAACATCTTTAGATGATGTTACTTGGCCGGAGAAACCATAATGGCACTAATTAAATTAAACGCAACACAAGGGTTAACTGGTGCTTTACCAGCAATTTCTGGAGCAAACCTAACAGGTTTAATTGATAACGGAAAAGTTTTACAGGTTGTACAAGCCACAAAAAATACGGAAATAGGACTTGGAACTTCTTATGCTGATTTAATGACACTTACAATAACTCCTTCTTTAGCGTCTAGTAAGATTCTTGTTAGCATAACAGCAGGCGGTATGGCAAATACTGGAAATGACATACATTTTAGATTGAAAAGAGGTGCTTCTTCAGTTATATGGCAGTCTGCACGTTATGGTTTTACAACTACAGGTTGGTCGCCAGCACCTTGGGTAAACCAATATTTAGATAGTCCAAATACTACATCAGCAACAGCTTACACTTATTCAGCTAAAAGGGATACTTCGGGAGATGTTCGATTTACTGATTTAGGTAGCGGATCTACTAATGCTGGAGTAATGATAGCGATGGAAATAGGAGTTTAATATGCGACCAAAAATATATGATGCAGTTAAGTCTTTAAACCAAACAACAGCCTTTTCAATTACAGATAATAAACTTGATGGTTGGGATATTTCAGAAGTTAAAACAAAAGCTACTCGACCAACAGATAATGAAATAGCAACTGAGTTAACTAGACTGCAAACAGCATATGATGCTAAAGAATACGCAAGAAAACGCAAAGCTAAATACGATGCGTTAAATCAATTTGAATTAATCAGCGATGATGCTATTAATGGCACGACTACACACAAGGATGCCATATTAGCAATTAAAGCTGAGTTTCCAAAACCATCGTAATAAATAAAAGAAACAGGACAGAACAAAGATGCCAATTTCAAAAATCAAAAGTAATGCAATCAATGACAACACAATCACAACTGCAAAACTTGTTGATAGTGCAGTAACAATTGCAAAGACTAATAATCTCTTTGTAAATACTGAGATTACTGGAACTGAAGCAGCAAGAATGCCTGTTGGTACTACTGCTCAAAGAGCAAATGCACAAGCTGGTGATTTACGTCACAATTCAAGTCTTGGCATTCTAGAACAATATACTAGCGGTGGTTGGCAGGGAATTGCTTCTCCACCTGTTGCTACTTCAATTTCTCCTACTGACATAAATGAATCTGACTCAACTCAAACAATTGTAATCAGTGGTTCAAACTTTGATTCTGGTGCAGTTGGTACTTTAAAAAATGCAAGTTCAGCAACTATATCCCCTACAACATCAACAAGAAATAGTTCATCACAAATTACAATAGTGTTTTCTGGTAGTGATGTAATTACTACTGATGCTGGGCCTTATGATGTTGTAGTAACAAACGGTTCTGGTCTTGCAGCTACTCTTGAAGATGCTTTAACATTAGATAACTCTCCTGCTTGGTCTACTGCAGCCGGAACTATTGCAACTGGTTATGAAAGACTTGAAGATACAAGAAAAGTTTGGTGGGGAAATTACTCTGCATTCACATTAACTAGTAGTTCTAGCCTCAGCGGCAGAACTCCAGCTGGCATGTTCGCTGGATTATTTGGTGGTGGCGATGGTTGGGCAAACGCCTTATCCGACAGAAACTCTTGGTGGCAGATTGATATGGGCCACTCCGTAGTTCTTTCAAAATTTACATATTATAATCACGATGGGCATGGAAATAAAACTTCCCATAAACTTCAAGGTTCAAACGATGGAACAAACTTTACTGACATATACAATAAAGGTCAATTGCAAAATTTCATAAAAGTGGATGATAGCCCAGGCAGTACTGCATATCGTTATTGGAGAATTTTTAGAAGTTGGAGTAGTGATAATTATGGCTCTATGGGTGGATTAGAAATCGAATATACTCCTCATGTAGATGACGCTTTGTACAATGGTTCAGATGTAAGTGTAACATTAAGTGCAACAGACCCAGAAGGTGGTTCAGTAACTTATGCTAAAACATCTGGTGCTTTCCCCTCTGGTGTAGCTCTTTCTGGCGCTGTCATTAGTGGTGTTTTAAATGGTGGTAATAGTGACTATAACGCTTCTGGTGTTACACACAATGCTACTATAACTGCTTCTGATGCAGACTCCAACACAGCACCTAGAACATTTAATATTATAAGAAAATGGTATGATGGTACAAGTTCGGCAAATGCAGCACTAAACGCAGAATCAATTAGACTTATTACAGGTGCAGATAAAGATGATGATGGTACATACTGGATTAAGCCTCATGGTAGAAATGCAATTCAAATACCATGTGAGTTTAACTCAATGGGTGGATGGATGTTATTTGCAGCTTCTGATGGTAGTTCTTCTCCTGTACCTACAGGAAGTAGCGCATCTGGAACAGTTGCTATTGGTAGTAAAGGTAAGATTGATGATGCTGATATGAACGCAATTGATTGGAATCATTGTTGGCATGGTATGACAGTAAATGACACAGATACTTCTGGTTTTTTAATGGATCCAAATCGTCAAGTATTCTCTGTTCAAAATAATGATGGTGGTACATCTCATGGATTACAGTTTACAATTATATGGCAAAGAGCTTATGACCAATGGACAGGTGGTAACACTGGTAATGGAAGAAATATTTCATGGAGTTACAAAGGAACTAACGGTTCTGGCGGTAATGGGTTATTAAATTCAACTAGACAAAATGGTACAGTAATCAATAGTACTGGTAGTACAGATTATGATATGATTAATAGTAATACCTATGGAGTTAGTCCACATGAAGCTGGTGGCGGTGGTGCATGGATGCACAGCACAACTGGTTCTTCTGGTAACTTCAATACAGGGTTTGGTAGTGACTCAAACAACATGCCGTGGACTAGCAGATACGCTTATTGGTTCTTTGGTGGCAACCGTACACATTAAAGTAATCGCTTTATAAAAAAAATTAGAGAATCCTTCTACACATCTAATACACAATCCTTATAAATAGAAGGAAGAAGGAGAATGTGTACAGATGGCGACAATTTCAAATATATTCATTAACCAACATGCTGACTTTAGTACAACTGTAACTATATCAGACAGCAATGGTTCGGCACTTGACTTAACTAGTTTCAATGCAATTGCACAACTTCGTAAAACTTACGAATCTGCAACTGCGACTAGTTTTACAACCACATTTGATTCTGACAGAACAACTGGCAAAATCACAATCTCCCTCACTGATACTCAAACTGGCGCTCTTGATTCTGGACGGTATGTCTATGATTTACTTATCACTGGTGTTTCCAATGATAAAACAAGAGTGGTTGAAGGTATTGCTACTGTTAACCCAAGCGTGTCGAGGTAAAAAATGTCAATAAGTGCAAAAGTAAATACTTCAAGTACAATACAAGGTTCGGTTTCACAAGGAAACCAACCACAAGTAACTCGTGTTACAGTTCCAGGCCCTAAAGGTGATTCGGGTGCAGCTGGTGGTTCATTAGTAGAACTATCAGATGTTGACGCATCATCTGTTTCGGATGGAGCATTGATACAATATGATGGTGGAACTGAGAAATTTGTTATAACGAATGTAGTAGAAACTGATACAGGCACAATACGTCTGAACGGTGGAACTTTTTAATATAAACTTAACAAGGTAGAAAAATAATGTCAACAATTATTCAAATCAAACGTACCACTACGGCAAATCTACCATCTACGTTAGAACAAGGCGAGTTTTCGTACATCTACGATACTGGTTCAACTGACACAGATGCAGGCGGTAATGGTGGCAGACTGTTTATCGGTGACCCAACATCGAATTCAAACACTCCATTAAAGATTGGTGGTAAATATTACACCGACTTGATGGATCATGCTCACGGTACTCTTACTGCAAGTACAGCAGTACTCGTAGACTCAAACAAAAAAATTAATGAGTGGTTTGTAGATAACCTCAAACTTGATGGTAACGCAATCACTTCAACGGATACAAATGGCAACATCACTGTAACTCCGAATGGTACTGGTAAATCCATTATCACAAACATTTACACAGATGCAAGTACATCTCTTCAAGAATATATTGAAGATATCTCTGGTGGTTCTGTAACCGCTGGTGAAGGTATTGATGTTACTTACGATGATGCAGCTGGAACAACTACAATTGCTGGTGAAGATGCAACAGCCTCTAATAAAGGTATTGCATCATTTGACAGTGGCGACTTTGGTGTAGCAAGTGGTGCGGTTACATTAAATGATGCTGTTGTTAAAACAGTAACATCTGATTCTGGTGCAATGACACCATCTTCACATGGATTCTCAATCCTTGGTGGAGAGGGAATGGATGTTACTCACTCTGGTACAACAATTACTGTTAAAGGTGAAGATGCATCTACAACTAATAAAGGTGTAGCATCTTTTGCAACGGCAGACTTCGCAGTATCAAGTGGTGCAGTAACTATTAAAGCAGGTGGAGTATCAAATGCTCAACTTGCAAACGATGGTATTACAATCGGTTCTGATGATACATCACTTGGTGGTACAATCACAGACTTAAACGGATTAACTTCTGTAGATGTAGATAACCTTACTTTAGACGGTAATACAGTTTCATCTACAAACTCTAATGGTGATATCAATCTAACGCCAAACGGTACAGGAACAGTTATTGTCCCATCTGGTTATGAGGGACGTTCTGGTTTTAGTACACAATCACTTGTAAACAAAGCATATGTTGATAGTGTTGCAAACGGACTTGATGTTAAAGCATCAGTAAGAGTTGCTACTACAGCAAACCTTGCTGGTACATATAACAATGCAAACGGTACAATCACTGCATCTTCAAACGGTGCAATTTCAATTGACGGTGTATCGCTTACTACAAATGATAGAGTACTTGTTAAAGACCAATCAACTGCAACACAAAACGGTTTCTATAAAGTAACAACTGTCGGTTCTGGTGGAGCAGCATTTGTTCTTACAAGAACACCAGATGCTGATGAAGCATCTGAAGTAACAGGTGGTGCATTTACTTTCGTTGAAGAAGGTACTGCAAACGCAGATAACGGATATGTTGCAACACACAATGGAACACCAACACTTGGAACTACAAACATTACATTTGAACAGTTCTCTGGTGCTGGACAGATTGCAGCTGGTGCTGGTTTAACTAAAACTGGTAACACAATTGATGTTCAAGTGGACGATAGTTCTATTGAAATCTCTGGTGATACTCTACAAGTTAAAGCACTTGGAGTCACTAACGCTATGTTGGCTGGTTCAATTGCAAACGCAAAACTAGCAAACAGTTCTGTTACTATCAACTCCCAAGCAATTGCATTAGGTGGTTCACACACATTTGACACTGATGCTTTCGCAGAAGGTACTAATAAGTTCTACACAGATGAAAGAGTTGACGACAGAATCAACGCATTGTTTGTTGCTGGTGAAGGTATTGATTTGACATACGATGATGCAAACAATACATTTACTGTAGACGCAGAACTTGCTACTGCAACTAATAAAGGTGTAGCATCTTTTGCCGCGGCAAACTTTACAGTCTCAAGTGGAGCAGTTACCGTTACTGGTATTGATGGTGGCACTTATTCATAAAGGATAGGGTTACAATATGTCAACCGTAATAAAACTTAAAAAAAGTGAAACAGCATTATCCAAACCCTCTACTAGTGACCTAGTAGCGGGCGAGGTTGCAATAAATGCTCTTGACCAAAGAATCTTTGTTCGTGATAGTAATAGTAAGATTATTACTATCGGTGAAGCAGGCGGTAAGAGACATGAGAGTGCAACTGTTGAACATGTAGTTACGGTTGCTACTAAAACAAGTAAACACAGATATAATGGAACTGGTTCGTCAAGTGGTTATAAGATTGACGGTACATTTTCTCCTACTTTGGAGTTGGTGCCTGGCAATACATACAAATTTGACCAAGCAGATTCATCTAACTCTGGACACCCTCTTCGTTTTTATTACGAAGCAAACAAAACAACTTCCTTTACTACTGGCGTAACAACATCTGGTACGCCTGGCAGTTCTGGTGCATATACCCAGATAGTTGTTTCAGATACAACTCCCTCAGTTTTACATTACCAATGTTCTAATCATGGTTTTATGGGAAACCAAGTTGTTATCGGAACAAGAAACCTAACTGGACTTGATACTGGTGACTTGGGAGAAGGTTCTAATCTTTATTATACAGATGCTAGATTTGATACAAGATTAGGAACTAAAGATACAGGTGACTTATCAGAAGGCTCAAACAAATATTATACAGATGCAAGAGTATTAACTAAAATTAATGCAACAAGTATTGATGCACTTAGTGATGTTGATACAACAACTGCATCTCCATCTTCTGGACAAGCATTAGTTTGGGATGGTTCTCAATGGGAGCCTGGCACAGTTGGTGGACAGATTACTGTACAGGATGAAGGTTCTGCACTATCAACTTCAGCAACTACAATCAACTTTGTTGGTTCTGGTGTTGTCGCATCTGGAACAGGTGCTACAAAAACTATTACTATTGCTGGTGGTAGTGGTGGACTTTCGGACATTGTAAATGATACCTCACCACAGCTTGGTGGCAACCTTGATTTAAATTCAAATAATATTACTGGAACTGGTGACATAGGACTAACTGGTGATATTACCATTACTTCTACTGATGCTGGTTCTTCTAATGGCCCTGCACTTGACCTTTACAGAAATAGTGCAAGTCCAGCAAGTGGTGATTATCTTGGACAAGTTGCATACTCTGGTGAAAACAGTAATGGCGGTAAAGAAATTTATGCAAAAGTTACAGGTAAGATTACTGACCCTACACATAACTCTGAAGATGGACTTATTGAAACTGCTGTTAAAGGAAACGGTTCTTTCACTATTGTTAGTAGACAAAGATCAGACGAACTACAACTTCTAAACAGTGTAGGACTTAGTGTTGCTGGTAATACTACATTATCGGGGACACTGAATACACATACAATTCCAGGCGGAACTGGAACAATTGCACTTACAAGTGATTTATACACTAATAGTGATGTTGACACACACTTAAATCAATCTAGTGCATCCACCAACCAAGTACTTTCTTGGAATGGTAGTGATTACGCATGGGTTAATAATGCTGGTGGTGGAGGCGGTGGTGGTAATGCGTTTACTAATATTGCGGTTTCTGGACAAAGTACAGTACAAGCAGATGCTTCTACAGACACATTAACTCTTGTGGGGTCGGGACTAAATACTATTACAACAAACGCATCAACTGATACAGTAACAATCGGTACTCCAACTGGAATAGCTTTTGTGAAAGAGGATGGTTCGTCAACGAGTTTACAAATGAGTGTTGCAGCAGGAACGCTTTCGTCAGCGGTATCAAGTTTATATATACCTTTTACGAAAGAAGATGGTTCTAGTGTTACTACACTTGTAATGAGTTAAGGATAAGAGATGGCAGCGAAAACACCAATTAAGGCGACATTCACAGGTAGTAATGTCACAGGACTTGCAGAATTTCAGGCTGCTGACTTTATCCCTATTTCAGATGGTGGAACAGGTGCGGTAACGGAAGCAGGTGCTAGAACAGCATTGGATGTAGATTCAAAAGCAGAAGTAACAACGAAAGCAGTCAATAACGGTATTACGTTTGCGATTGCATTAGGATAAAGATATGGCAATACCAAGTACAAGAGCAACATTTAAAGAATACTGTTTAAGAAGTTTAGGTAAACCAGTAATTGAAATCAATGTCGACCCAGACCAAGTGGAAGATAGAATTGAT